ACCGATGTGATGCCGGCCCTCGGCATCGGCGCCGGCCGCTCGCTCGTCACGCTTGTCCGGCCGGCGGCGACCGGCCTGTTCCACGTTTCGTC